TCTCTACTTTGATGGTGCAGTTTCTTCTTTCTCAGAGTTACCTAGAGCAGATGATGCTGTAGCAATGCAGAAAGTGTATAAGTACATGGAAGATAACAAGAAAAGAAAAACCTCAACACTTATGATGATGTGGGGCAAAGTAACAAATATTTTTAAGAAATGATTGAATTACCTACCGAAAGAAGTGTAGTTGATAACTACAATCCTAAACTCTTGGTGATTTTTGGTAAGCCAAAGTCAGGTAAGAGTTCCTTTGTAGCAGCTATTGACAACAATCTTATCATAGACTTGGAAGATGGTTATAGAGCACTTTCAGTAATGAAAGTACAGGCCAGAACTGCAAGAGATATGCATGAGATTAAAGCTGCTATCTTAGCTAAAGGTGCAGAATTAAAGAAGGCACCTTATAGGTTCATTACAATTGACAATGCTACAAGACTTGAGGAAATGTCTGTACCTGTAGCAGCAGACCTCTATAGAAACACACCTATGGGTAGTGGTTGGGGAATGCTCACTGATGCTAAAGGTATGCCAGTGAAGGACCCTAAGACTGGTAAACTTATGCCAGACCCTAAGGCTGATGTAAGACTGTTGCCTAATGGTGCAGGTTATCTCTATATGAGAAAAGCAATGAGACAACTCATTGATATGTTCAAACCTTTGTGTGAGACTTTAATCTTGGTTACTCATGTGAAGGAGAAACAGATTAAGAAGAACTCAGAGGAGATGTCAGAGATGGCAGTTGACCTTGCAGGTAAGACTGGAGATATTGTCTGTGGAGAAGCAGATGCAGTTGGTTATCTGTACAGAGATGGTAATAAGACTTACCTTTCATTTGAAGGTGGTGATAACACCATTAGAGAGGCAAGACCTTTGCATCTTAGAGGCAAGAAGATTCTCGTAGCAGAGTCTAATGAAAACAACGAAGTAAAGTTTGATACCTCAAAGGTATTCATTTAATCATTAACAATAAACAATTACAAAAATGGAAAAGAAATTCACAAAGTTCGAGCTGGCAAGATTGAAAAGAACAGCTCAAAATGTAGACCAGTTCCTTCAGAAGAAGGCTAAACTTGAAGCTCAGAAAGCTAAAATTGATGCAGAGCTTGCAGAAGTACTTAACCTTATTGAGCTGACTGATGCTCCTACTAAGGCTATGACTGGTGGTTATGGTACTGAGGATATTATCAGAAAGGTAGTAGTTCCTACTGATAAGGTTGACAAGAATGGTAATCTGCTCAAGCAGACTAGCTATGAGTTTATCTATCCTGACACCATTGTTCCGCCTGTAGTTGAGGCTGAGACTGAAGAGACAGAGGTAGAGTCTGAAGGTGATGAAGGTTTGAATGACTCAGAAGTTGAGGCATAATTAATAACAACAAATAAAAGCAAAGTACTATGGCAATTGCAAAAGGTACAGAATCAAAAGAAGCTCAGGAGTTTAAAAGATACATTGGTATAGCTCCTGTATGTATTAAGTCAGTAAACCCTGACAAGAAAGAGCATGAGGCTCTGTTTAACACCACATTGGATGAAGCTCCGAACTATCTGGGCACAGTAACAGACAGTGATGGTAATGAGTTTGCTAATGCTAGAATTCAGATTGTATTCCAGCCTGACACAGAGAAGATTGGCTTTGAGATGCCTCTTGTAACTATGGCTTTGTTCTTGCAGAACAGAGCAAGGGTTGGTGCTAACTCTGGCAAAACTCAGGTAATTGATAAATATGGTAGGACAGCTTGGGTAACTCCTGAGGAGCTTGCTTCTAAAGCTATTCCTGTATACTCTAATGGTCCTGCTGACATTGATAAGGACTACAGACCTGCCTATGTAGGTGAGGAGGAACTTATGGAGTTTGTAAAGGCTTATCTTTGCATTCCTAGTGTAACATCTTGGGACTCTAACCTCAAGAAAATGGTTCCTAACACTAAGGTTAAACCTGAAGAGTGTGAGTGTAGGTTTGATAACCTTGACAAAATCTTCAAGGGTGACTTCTCTGAGATTAAGGATGCACTTGGCTTCCAGCCGACCAACAAGGTGAAAATCATGTTGGGTGTGAGAACTGATGCTGAGACTGGCAGACTGTATCAGGCTGTCTACACAAGGAAGTTCTTGAGGAACTCATCTAACAACTTCAGCACTCTTGATAAAGAGTTGCAGGAGATGATTAAGAATGCAGCTGCTAATGGCAGAACTCTCAATACTGAATATGCAGCAGTGCCTGTTCATGAGTATTCTGTAGAGGCAACTACATTCACTCCTACTACTACAGAGACAGCAGCTCCTAGTGGTGATATGCCATTTGACACTCCGTCAGATGGTGTAGGTGTACCTTGGGAATAATTCTGTAGCATGATTAGTAAGGGCACTAAATCAGGTGACTTTATAGACATATCCCAGATAAGACAAGCAGATATTGCTGCCTATTATCTTGGGATAAAGTCTATACCATGTCTGATTAAGAGCCCACTAAGACAGGATAAAAGACCATCATTCAGTCTATTCTCCAACAATGGGGAAGAAGTTGGTTTCATTGATTATAGTACCAGAGAGCATGGCAGTATTATAGACTTGCTAATGCAGATGTGGCATTGTGATTATGTAGAAGCCAAAAGGAGGATAGCTAATGATATGGGAGATTGTAAGCTGAACATCTCTATTGGGAGAGGCAGCTATGCCAATAGGATACCAGTAAGAGTAGGCTCTGGCATTGACTTACAATGTAAGGCTAGAGAGTGGAGAGACTATGACCTTGCTTATTGGGAATCCTATGGTATATCACTCAAATGGTTAAAGTATGCTGATGTTTATCCCATATCACATAAAATAGTGATTAAGGATAACATCAGTTATGCTTTTGCTGCTGATAAGTATGCCTATGCTTATGTAGAGTTCAAGGAAGGTCACACTACTTTGAAGATATATCAGCCATTCAACAAGAGAGGGTTCAAGTGGGCAAACAGACATGATAGGTCTGTTATAAGCCTATGGACTAAAGTGCCTAAAGAAGGTGACAGAGTATGTATATGCTCATCACTGAAAGACGCTTTATGTTTATGGGCAAACACTGGTATTCCAGCTTTGGCTATCCAAGGTGAGGGATATGGTATGAGTGATACAGCTATTAATGAACTAAAGAGGCGATTCAAGAGTGTATATATACTTTTGGATAATGATGCTCCAGGCTTGGAAGACGCCAAACAACTGGCATCTAAGACTGGGTTCACTAATATTGTATTACCACAGTTTGATGGGGGCAAGGACATTTCAGACCTTTATAAAGTCCTCCATAATAAAGAACAGTTTAAACAAACAATTCTCAGTTTATTTAACAATGAATAGAAAACAGCTTTACAGCGAAATTACCTCTCTGAAACTTCAGGAAGAGGTTAAAAACAGGTATGGTGATAACTATACTAGGTGTTCAAATGAGCAGCTCCAGAAACTTGTAGATGAGGTTCATTCTAAGACCAATGCTACATGGAGCAATGGTCCAGTGGTTAAACTTGTAGAAATCTTGGCTAAGAAGAAAATCCTTCTCAAGTCTGAGGTTGAAGCAATTATGAAAGCTTAAGAAACTCATAGGTAGGTGGGATAATTCCTGCCTACCTTTTTATTTTTATACGAGATGATAATTAATGCTTCGCAAGGTGATATTGAAGTAGTAGGAGATATAAAGGAGTTCAAGACCTCAATAGACCCGAAGAACCTTGAGTTCATTACTACTCTCTTGTCTTCTAATCTATACTCAGACCCAGAGCAATCATTTATTCGAGAGATTGTCAGTAATGCATGGGACTCTCATGTAGAGGCTGGTACTACTGATATTCCAGTGATTATTCGATTCAGGGAGAGTGACCATAGTGTAACTATCAGAGACTATGGTGTAGGTCTGTCACCTCAAAGATTTCAAGAAGTGTACTGTAACATTGGTAGCAGTACTAAGAGAGAAAGCAATGAGTTCATAGGTGGATTTGGTATTGGAAAGTACAGTTCATTAGCTTGTAGCAATACTGTATATATCACCTCCTACTATGAAGGAACAGCATATTACTATGTAATGGTTAAGAGTGGTAACTCCATTACTACCAATCTAGTTATGGAGAAGCCCACTACAGAAAAGAATGGTGTTGAAGTTTCAATCAAGAGTGTATACAACTTTGAGCCTTACTCCAATGCACTAGACTATATAGTCTTCTTCCCCAATGTCTATGTGGATGGAGCAAGTAATGCAGACACCATTAATTCAGCTAAGCTCAAGAGATTCAAGAACTTTGCTGCTGCCTCAATTAAGGTAGAATCAAAGCTATTGCTTGGTAATGTTCTGTATCCATGTAATAAGTCACTCCTGCCCTATGATGCCAGAGCTTTCATTAATGAGATTAGTGATACAGGCATTGTAATTAAGTTTGATGTTGGTGAGATTAATATTACTCCTAATAGGGAGAGTGTAATCTACAACTCTGATACTGTTGAAAAGATAAGCAACAGAATTATGGCAGCCAAGGCTGAACTTGATGCTCTTGTAGATGCCAAGTTAGCCAAGGACTATGATGATATTATCTCTTACTATGAGATGATGTCGAAGACAACAGGTTATGACCCTGTTAGTGACTCCTTAGTAAATTATGGAGGCTACAGAATTGAGCCTAAAGAGTTAGAGCATACTGCAATTACCTATAAAGGCAAAGACCTTAGAGAGGATATAAGCTTCATGGGGTTTGTACTTAGTTTGGAACCACCTAATTATAGAGGTGTTGTCTATGATGACAAAATCTATATGAAGAAGCTGCCTTACTATGTAAGAGATTACAATACTCTTAAGTCTGGGGGTATACTTGTGTTAAACTCTGGTGCCAGATTAGTTGAAGCAGCCAAGTTATATATAAAGCACCTCTATGGTCAGATTACTTTAGTGACTGAGTTTACTCTTGATGAATTCAAGCTCTATGTTAAGGACGCACTGAAGGGTAACTATAATTGCAAGAATCCTGATGATGTGATAGAAGGTATCTATGACTCCATAATGCTCAAAGCAAATACTCTTGACCTCAATACTGATGGTGGGTATCTTGCTTATAAGGCTACCTTGTCTACTAGAACAGATAGAGTTCCTGTCAAGGAGGCTATTATCTATGAATATAGTAAGCAGGGTTGGAGACAGAAGACACACTATAAGCAGCTCTCACAAGCTTTGGACTATCTCAAGAGTCTCAAGAAAGGTATTGTACTGGCTAATATGGATGCAAATTGCACTACATTATTGCCAGTAGCAGAGTTAAAGGGTTATGCTCTTATTCAAGCAAGGAAGGATATAGTTAATGATATTAAGGAACTTGGTCCTAGTTACCTTGTTGATATAGATTGGCTCATTAACAGAGACCCTATGCTATCTGTTACCAAGACAGTATTGAAGTACTTCCCTGAGAAGATTAATGACGCTGTTATAAGAGAGTTATGTGATAACCTCAGTGAGGAAGAGTCAAAGGAGTTTATGAGGATTCACAAGATTAGGAATAGTTTTGGTGATTCATACTATTACTCAAGTCTGGCTAAAAGAGACCACATACCCTATGATAACTATACAAGCTATGTATGCAAGAAGCTTATGAACTATATATCTAAGCACCTTGAAGCACAGCGTATAGTGCATAGCTGTGGTTGTACAGATAGTAAACTAACATCAGCAGTAGTGATGATAACAAAGGCCTACAAAATCAGTGGTAAGGCCTACAAAAGAATTCAAAACAACAAACTTTTAAGAGTTTTATGCAGAAAGTAATTAGAGTAGATGGTAAGGTCATTGCTCTATTTGAGGATGGCACTTACTGTG